TTATGCCGCAATTCCCCCCTGTAACGGGTTCAACGTCACCGCGTTTTGCAGGTAGTCAGGCGACAGGTGCGCATAGACCATCGTTTGCTGAATATTCGCATGCCCCAGGATCTGTTGCAGCGCAATAATATTCCCGCCGTTCATCATGAAATGGCTTGCAAAGGTGTGGCGCAGAATATGCGTTGCTTGGTTTTCCGGGATATCCGGCTTCACCTCCCGCAGTATCTTGCAAAACCTCTCATAATCCACTTTGAACAGCTTCCCGCTGGCCTCTTTTTTCACCTTTTTTTCCAGTTCTTCAGCGATTGGCACCGTCCGTTTTTTCCCATTTTTTGTCTTCAGGAAAGTAACGCGGCAGTTGACGATATTCGACCGCTTCAACGTGGCGACCTCTGACCATCTTCCGCCAGTGCTCAGGCATAACAGGGCAACTAACAGATAATCCCCCTCCAGAACGTTCAACAAACTGCTGATCTCTTCACGCTCCAGAAATGTCATTTCCGGGTTTTCTTCCGCCAGTGGTGGAAGCCCGTTAACGGGGTGCTGCCCGCTAAATTCCTCAATCTGTATTAACTTCGTAAACATGCCGGATAATCGGTACATCTCACGATTAATCGTTGATGCCTTGATCCCGGCATTCAAACGGCTTGAGCGGTAATCCATTAAATCTCTTTTGCTTAACCGACTAACGGCGGGATCTCCGAGGCCGCTTATTGTCTTCAAAAGGTGATTGAATTCTTTTTTGCCGTTTTCATGGTTTTGCCCGTGGTACCGCCACCAGGCATCGAGCAACTCACTTAAAGGCCGCCGGTCGGCGCGCTTACCAGCCCATTCTTTTTGGCTGGCGTTCGCTATCGTGTATTGCTCAAACGCGGTAGCTTCTGCCTTTCTGTTAAACGTCCTGCGGATGCGGCGTCCTGCTGCCCCGCGCGGTCTAATGTCCACCATATAGCGACCATCATCGAGCTTCTTAATCGACATAAGAAAGCCCTCCGGCGCAGTTATCACTATCTTGGTAACAAATAGTGAAAATGTAATGTTTATAAAGTGTTAGCCAGTCTGTTTCCCGGATTGGTCTGATTCCGTTGATTCTGGCCCAATGTGCGCGAGGGCCGGTGCGATCTGACCAGCCTGGGGCGCAGTCTTATCGGTCATCAACCATAGGGTGTATTTTTGAAGCTGTGAGGTGTTCGTGATCTTCAGCACGACCCCTAACCCTGGCTCCGCATGCCCGCCCTCATAGTTTTTTAAAGTACTTAATGCCAGCCCGCTGATTTCACAGAACTTTACTTGCGTTAACCCCTCCGCCTTGCGTATTGCCTTAATTTTTTCAGCTATGTTCATTTGACATGGTTCCTACCTTGAGACTATATTCTCCCAAAAGGTCTAAAGGTTAGAACCTTTTTGGGCGTGAGTTCCAGCCGCTAGAACGTTTTCAAACGGTTTAGAAAGGGCTGGATCTTACGAGATTAACATGTAACCCGCAGGGGGTGAATGATGAGCGAAGGGAAGTCAACAGGGTTTCAGCTTAGCGAAGGTAGCGCGGTTGAACGCAAGGATCATGTACTTTTGGCGCTGGTAGCTATAGAGGCTGTAACAGCAAAAGCCGGTGAGTCAGATAAGAATCTCACCGGCGCAGATCTAAGCAAGGTTATGGAGTTAGCTGCTTACTTATCTTGAGGAATGCTCTGGTTATTTAGCTTTTCATTGAGCTTTTGTTCCAGCTCCTCATAGATGGCGTCGAAATTTCTTTTGATGCGCGTGGATTGAGGTACAGGGATAGAGCTACCCCCGGCGGACACCGTAGCCGAAGGGCTGGACAGCATTACGCAAGTTTGAGTGAAGAGAAAGAGTGTTTTTTCTTCTTGAGTCATAAGTCATTCCTTGTTGTGTGTATCGAAATAGTGCCCTTATCCAGTCAAGAGCCGGGCACAAAAAAGTTACCACAAAACCCTGGGCCGGGCAGGGGTTACCCGGCAACTATTCGGAGGTTTTATGGAAGTTCAAGACTACACCATTAAGTATCCACTTGATGCCGTCCATAGTGAGAAATTCGCCGAGCTGATAGGCAAGCCAAAGACCGCAGTTGACGAAATGATCAAGGCAAGAAAGCTGCCGGTGATTGAGTTGCGCGACCCAACCAAACCGAACGCCCGCGCGGGTGAGCGCTGGGTATACATCCCCGAGTTTAATCGCGCAGTACGCGAGGCGTACTACAACCGCCCGGTAGAACAGCGTGATGCCTGGTTGCTGTGGATGGGGCTTTGATGCGAACTGCTTCAGGGAGTGAATACATGAAAAGTGGAATTAGCGGAGCGGTGTCGCATCTGAATAGTAAAACCAGCCTTTATCGTGGCTTTACTATTCTGAAGCTCCCACGCAAAAAACCATACAGCCGCCAGCGCTATCAGATCACGCATAGTGGCCATTACTTCGGGATTGACTTTGCATTAGCTGAAGCATGCAAAACGATAGACCGAATTATTAATAAAAACCGCTTTTTTACTCATTAATTACAAGGTGTAGCGATGAGCACTGAAAACATCCCTTCAATTGCCAGCCTGCTGAAGCATGGATGCCAGGTCACACATTTCAGGAATACACGCAGTTGGATTGAAACTCCTGACGGGCGTTTCTTTAAGCCAGAACCTAATAAGGTTCGTTTTATTAAAGAAATGAACAGGCCTTTTATTTATACGCAGAAAATAAATAAAGGAATTGTCGCCGCGTTGATTAACGCGCTTAAAAAAATCCTGTAGTCAAAGGGGCCATTATGTTTACCGAAGAAAAAACATCGTGGGAACGTGAAATGCTGATACGCGAAGCGGTGGAAAGCGCAGAGCAGGGCTTCACCGTTCACCTGAAGAACGGCGCTCGCGTTAACGTCACCGCTGACAGCCCGTCGATTGACTTAATTATTTACGGTCTGGAGAAAACAATTCGCGGTAATCATGAGCGTGCACGAATGACCTTTATTGATTATCTGTATTTTTGGCACGAAAGGTTATTCAAGCTGGCTAAAAGAAAACCGCGCCCCAACCACTAATTAACCATCGTTAAAAATAACGGCATTCATTTTGCCGGGGCTTCGTTTTGCCTTTTTCAGGAGGTCGCCATGTCGATCAAGTCAATAAAGTTGGAAAGCGGAATAAGTGATCCGGAGTTTATGGAAATAAGCGCCAACGCTCGGAGGCACGAACGCGCCCACCTTCTGGGCCTGCTGCGTATTTTTGTCGGCCAGCTGAAAAAGGAAAGCTACACCCCGGAAGAGATTTATTCATCAATCGAACAGTGGGCCAGCGCCCGCGAGCTAACCATCAGTGAGGGAAAATACCATGAATAACATGATGCTTGACGTTAGGGCATTGGGTAGCGAAGACGACTCACCGTTGTTCGCTGTTGAGTGCGTCTTCTTTGAACCGTCAACCGGGCAGTTTGGGCCTCAGTTCTACCGCGCGATTGACCTAAACACCGTCAAGAATATCGATCCTTCAGTGATGATTGATCTGCTGAAAAGGGACGCTGATCAGCGCGTAGAGATAATTAGCGCTACTCACACTGAATTAGCCGCCGTGGCCGAACTTCTCGGATTTGTGGAAAAAAACGCTTCAAAACACGCTGAGCTACAGTGCTGGACAAGAGCAGAGGGAACGGTAAAGCAGCTCATTTCTGCCGTGAAAAGGCATAACCTGGTTGTGTCCCGCATCGCTCTCAGGGTCTGTAGTTTGCCTACGCTGGTTATGTTGGCGGGCTCCACCGGTTACGTTCCGCACCCGCGCCGCTCATCGGCTACTTACATGCTGACTGACGCCGTATATCAGGCCGAGCAAGTTTGCGAGATCTGGCAGCGCCTGACCTCTCCACACATTGAATCGCTGTGAGGGCCGCCATGTATCCGCGTCTCTCCGTTATATGCAGCGCACCGCTGCCAGTCTGCACCAGGGCGCTAGCCGCCCTGAAATGCTTCGCCCGCGGTCAGCGTAATTTTTCCCGCGTAAAACCCCACGCCTATCTCGTGATCCGCATTGGCCGCCGCTGGCGTTTGCTCAGTAAGAACGGCGGCCAACAGTGGCGGCTCATGACCCACGAAACCTATAACCAGGAATATCGCAAATGAGCCATTCACCGGAATACATCAAGGGAGCCATTGCTGCGCTCAACGAAGTTAAGGCCATCGGGTTAGCCGCAGCCATGCACGCGGGGATCATTCACGGAAAAGAAACCGGGAATGCCGTAAGAGCAACAGTCGATAGTGTTGCTGATCCGCTCATTGATAAATACAAAGCGATGGTGGTGAAAAATGATTAAATCACCTCTGAAATGGGCGGGTGGTAAAGCCCGCGTTATGTCGCAGCTGCTGGAGCACCTGCCGAAAGCTGATTGCCTGATTGAGCCATTTGTAGGCAGCGGAACCGTATTTATGAATACGGATTACCGCCGTTATGTGCTTTGCGATAGCAATCCAAATTTGATCAACTTTTTTATTCAATTAACAGGACGCCCAGCGGACACAATTGCAGCATGTCGGGAGGTTTTTAACGGGGGAAATGACGCTAAGGAATTTTATAAACGCCGTGTAGAGTTTAATTCGCTAATTCAAAAATCGGACTCAGATCCGGATGCCGCACTGCTTCTGGCTGCGTATTTTCTGTACCTGAACAGACACACATACAATGGGTTATACCGCGTCAATCTCAAGGGGGAGTTTAACTCCCCATTTGGCAAGTATGCTTCACCTTACTTCCCCGAAGGCGAAATGCGCCTGTTTGCCGAAAAGGCTAATGATACAAAGGCGGTTTTCGTTCATAGCGACTTCCGCGATTCAATCCGTGACGTCATGCAGCTGGAGCATGACGCCGTTATTTATTGCGATCCGCCGTACATCCCAACCAGCAAAACCGCCAATTTCACCGCCTACGGCAAGCCGTTCACGTTAGACGACCACCGCGCGCTTGTTTCAGCCCTGCTTGATGTTAATCGCCAGCATGGCACGTGCTCGGTGATCTCCAACAGCGATACACCGGAAACGAGCGAGATCTATTCCGCTTTCAACCTTCACGCCTTCAGTGTCCGCCGCTCTGTTAGCGCCAAAAGCCGGGATATGGCTGGCGAGGTAATCGGCGTTCTGCTCGTTTGCGATGGCTGCGGCCGTGCTGGCGGTGGTTACTGTCCGGACTGCGGCCCGGCTATGGGGAATGCAACTTACAACGCAATGGTGGCAGCGGGTGCATTCGACGGAGCGGAGGGATTCTGATGAATGAGCCAGTCTGGTTAGCAGTAGATCCCGCCGATGAGTCAGGGGATCGCACCACAGTTACGGCGCTAGTTTACCGCATAACCGGTAGTCAGCAGTACCCCACCTTCACCCTGATTGATTTTAGGGCGTTCATCCTTGATGCGGCTGTACCGGCCTCTAGGTCCTGCGTATACGGCATGGGCCATGATGACCAGCATATCAAGAAGGGCGGACTTGTACGCCTGCAACTCCCTTCCGAAAGACTTAAAGAGGAGTTGCCATCCAGATGAATACCATTAATGCCGTTGTAACCCGCATTCTCGACGTACGCCCCTATCGCCATTTCTGGCTTGTTGAAGTGGAGGTGCTGAGCTGGGGCCAGTACAGCAATACGACCATTTTCCGCGATAGCGAAAAAGATGCTCGCCAGGTTCAACCCGGCGACACGGTGACGATTTGAGGTGCTTCAAATGAACGAACAAACCAATTACCGCCGGTTCTGGCGAAACCTTGTGATCTGCTGTGCGCTTTGCTCGCTGCTGTTTTGGCTGCCAATGGGATACCTCGCCTTTCGTGTTAGCTCCGTGGTGTGGGAGGCGCTGTGGTCGCTTATTACAACGAAATAGACCCATTCGCCGCCCAATGGCTGCGCAACCTTATCGACGCCGGCCATATTGCGCCGGGCGTCGTTGATACCCGTTCAATTGAGGATGTAACCCCCAATGACCTTATCGGATTCAATCAGTGCCATTTCTTCGCCGGGATTGGCGGATGGTCGCTTGCGTTGCGTCGCGCAGGATGGCCAGACAGTCGCCCGGCATGGACAGCATCATGCCCCTGCCAGCCTTTCAGCGCGGCAGGCAAAGGGCTTGGGTTTGCTGACGAGCGGCACCTATGGCCCTCCGCACATTGGCTTATTGGTCAACGCCGTCCTGTCGTGGTCTTTGGCGAGCAGTCTGGAAGCGCTGACGCGGACGACTGGATCGACCTTGTACAAGCTGACCTGGAAGGGCTGGGCTATGCCTTCGGGGCGCTTGCGTTTCCGTCTGCGAGTGTCGGCGCGCCGCACTGGCGCGATCGTGCTTACTGGGTGGCCGACGCCGACGGCGAACGCGTGGAAACATCCATCGAACGCCGGTCGTCAGGGATCACCGAATTTGCAAACGGTAGCCGCATTGTCTGGTTGGCCGACCCCAACCGCCACGGACGGAAAGGGCGGCTATCAGGGTGGCAGGATTCGAAACGGAAAGCTATCGACGGACAGGCTAGATGTGACAGCACAACTTGCGGGCTGGCCTACGCCGACAACGAGCAACGACCGTTCACCGTGTCCGCAGGAAGCTATGAGGACATATCGCGACAATGGAACAAAAATTCAGAAGAGGTTGCAGGATGTGGCGGCGCTGTGCAGCCCGGCCCGGTTAACGGCTTCTGGCGAGATGCTGATTGGTTGTGCGGCAAAGATGGAAAGTGGCGGCCAGTTAGACCCGGATCATTCCCGCTGGCTAATGGGGTTCCCGGCAGAGTGGGAAGACTGCGCGCCTACGGAAACGCTATCAACATTGAAGCGGCGACAGCGTTCATAAAAGCGTATATGGCGGCGGAACAATGACCGCCGCATCAACTGCGCCTCACATCACGCAGCCGGGTAGAGCTGACGCCACCCGGTATGATTACGAGTGGCAGAAGCCGAGACCTGCCATTTATGTTGATAAGACTCCTGCTGTTGATCTGGTTGAACTTGGTCAAGAGAAGGAGTTTTTGGCGTGGGTAAAAGTCACCCTTGCGCCGCTACCTCGCTTTATTCGCCTGCGTCTGGTTTCACGCATCGACAGTATTCACACCATGAAGGGCAGACACATAGCCCGCCTTGCGCTGCGCGATATCATCCGCAGGGATCTGCCGCCTATCAATATGGTGAATGAGCAATACGCTATTGCGATGACCGATGAGGCTAAATCTCATGCTGAAACAGCGTTCAAAGGGTTAAACCCGCTTTACCACACGTTTAACTCTCTGCATGGATTGGTCGAGCGCTTTAACCACCTGCCGGACTTCACGCCAGAAGATGTTGAGCTACTGGCGCAGGATATCGCCATCTATATGCGGTCTGTGCTGAGTGAAGTTCACGAAACCGTAGAGACGCAGAGCGATCGCAAATATGCCGGATACCTTTACACCGAAGCGGCTATTCTCGCGCGGCTTTTCTTCCTGACACCGCCGAGTTGGGGAAAATATTGTCGCGGCGCGTTGTTTATTGATGAGGCCACTACCGGCATCAGCAAGATGCTGGATGATCGCTACTGGCACCGCAACCTGAAGAAGTATGCCACGCGCTGGCGCGAGCACCTGCACATCGCTTTTGGCGATGTGAAACGGGGTGCTGCACCGTATTGCAGTAAGCACCACGTTGACGAATGGGACACCAGACGCAAGCGCAGCCGCGCAATCATGGCCCGCCTTGAACTGGAAGACCAGGACACCAAAGAGCGCATTTCGCTTATTGAGCAGATCGATAAGAGCATATCTAACCCGGCACTGCGCCGCGTTGAACTCATGACCCGTATCGGCGGCTTTGAGAAAGTCGCCACCGAAAGCGGCTACGCGGGCCAGTTTTTTACCCTGACTGCGCCATCCAAATACCACGCCTATACCGTATTCGGTCATCGTAATGCCAAATGGAACGGAGCCAGCCCGAGAGCCACGCAGCGCTACCTTAACCGCGTATGGCAAAAGATCCGTGCCGAGCTGGCCCGCCGTGACATTCCGGTCTTTGGACTGAGGGTGGCGGAGTCTCACCACGATGGAACACCGCACTGGCATGGTCTGTTGTTTTCCATGCCGGAGCACTCCGCCGAGCTACTGGAAGTGATGGAAGACTACGCTACCCGCGAGGATGCGGAAGAGTTGCAGGGTAAGCACGGCAACCAGCCTCGTTTTGACATGAAGCCCATCGATCATGAGATCGGCAGCGCCACCGGCTACGTGGTCAAGTACATCAGTAAAAATATTGATGGCTATGCGCTCGACGGTGAAACCGACGACGAGAGCGGCAGGCCACTTAAAGAAACGGCAAAACATGCTACCGCCTGGGCTTCATGCTGGGGCATCCGTCAGTTTCAGTTTTTAGGTGGTGCGCCGGTGTCTGTCTGGCGCGAGTTGCGCCGGTTCCGCAACCAGGAACAGGCCGACAAGATAAACCCGCTGTTTGCCGAGCTGCACCGCGCTGCCGATGCTGGCGACTGGCAACAATACACCCAATTGCAGGGCGGCGCGCTGGTAGCGCGTAGTGATCTGCCGTTGCGTATCTGGTACCAGCAGAAAGACCAACCAAATGATCACGGCGAATACCAGAACCTTATCAAAGGGCTGGTGATGCCTCATACCTTTCTGCCACCGATTGAAACCCGTCTGCATTCTTACTGCATTGTGCGCAAGAAACCGGAGATTTTAGACGACTCCGGCCAGGCCGTTGACTTTGATTTTGACCTTCCGGGCGCGTCCGCGCCCTCTAGGACTCGTGTCAATAACTGTACCGAGGTTAAAAAACGAACAAACCAGCACCCCGGATCACCGCCATTAATGACAGTGCCAGCTGAGCGGGAAGAGCCTGAACAGTTCGAGATCGGTCAGTTAACACGCGAACAGCGAAAACAGGTGTTGGAAGGCATCCATACCCACAAACCGAAGCGGCATAAAACCCCAGCCGATGAGTTTGAGGCGCTGGCGTACAGCATTACCGTCGGCGATTGCTCCGAATATGACACCCGCAGAGCAGAAAGTTATCTCAAGGCCGCCCAGGAGATCAGGCGGAGAGAGCAGGTTTTATCACCGGAAATCGCCGGACTGGCGGGCTTAGTTCAGTCATGGGCGAAAGTGAAAAAGGTGCTGATCAGTAAACCGCAGGCCATACAGCTGGCGCGCGGTAATGAAGTGACGGTGCTGGATACGGTATATCGAGCGCATCCGGTTACGGGTGAGCTGATCATTGCAGGCGTTGATAAGCCGTGGCGCAAAACTCTTGCAGATCATAAGGCCAGTGAGTTAGCGGCTCGCTGGAAGAAGGCAGTTAAACGGAAAAATGAGAGGTAAACATGAAACATATCAGCACTAAAGCAATTACGTCAGTTATCGCCGAAATGAACCGACAGGATGAAAAGTGGGGAGCCGACCGCAATCAGCATCCGTTCATCTGGCAAACCATCCTTAGCGAAGAGGTCGGGGAGTTTAGCCAGGCAATTTTGCATGATGAATTTGGCGGCCATAAATCAGGAACGGCGCGCGAAGAGATGGTGCAGATCGCCGCCGTCGCTCTCCAGATTATCGAATATTACGATCGCCGTTGTGCGCCTGCGGCGGAATTCGAACAAGTTCATCCAGCGCTTGCGCTGCCGGCCATCCCGGCGGGTCGTGAAAAAATCGGCGGCTGTGATTGGTTGGACTGGAATGAGCTGTCAGCGCTCGGGCTTATTGTTCGCATTAACGCTGAAATCCTTCACCCACTTGGATTGGCAATTTTTCGCGATCCGGCTTCCGGCATCTCTGCGGGCGCCATGATTGCGCCAGATGGAAAATGGGAGTACGCGCCCGATATTATTGAAGGGCTACGGGTAAGACTCTCCGATCACTCCGGCAAATACGGTCACTTTTGACGGTGCTGGCCATTCTATCGAGCACCGTCATTTTTGGCGGTGCTGCAGGTTAATTTTTTGGGGAGAAAGAAGGTAATGAGCTATCTGGGAAGCAAGGCGGCGAGCGGTGTTTATCAAAAAATTATCGCCGAAATGCCGCCGCATGATGTCTACATTGAAACGCATCTAGGCGGCGGCGCGATCATGCTGCGTAAACCTCCGGCAAAAGTGAATTGGGGGATCGATATCGACCCGCAAACCGTCGAAGCATTTAACCAGGGCAACCCTGACTTTCTGAATCGGCTGGCAGATACATTGTTTATTGATGTTGGCGATGCCGCTGAGTTTTTGCGTCGTTTTGATTACTCATCTGCCGGTCGGGTGTTGATTTATTCCGATCCGCCATACCTTCATGAAACGCGCTCCAGCTCCGCGCGTTATCGCCATGAATACACCGTTGGTGATCATTACCGTCTGCTGGGCTTGCTCTGCTCGATGCCGGAAAATGTGAGCGTAATAGTATCGGGATACCCCTCTTCTGTTTATGACAACGCCCTACCGCGCTGGCGCAGCAAGGAGTTTCAGGCCATGACTCGCGGCGGCGTACGAACAGAGAAAATCTGGATGAACTACCCGGAGGGGGCCGCGTACTCGCATGCTTTCGCCGGTAAAGACTATAACGATCGCTATCGTATTAAGCGAAAAGCGCAGCGCTGGAAAAATAAGTTTGCGGCGTTACCTCCCGCAGAAAGGCTTGCGATCATGGCTGCACTCGGGGAGGTGGAGTAGCAGAAAAAAAGGCATGTAACTATAGATGTCAATAAATTTTCCCGGATCTCTTAGAATTAAATGGAATTAAGACAATTATAGCTATGTTTTTATGGCGACTAGAGCAATAATGTTAGTAGAAATTAACTTAAATTAACTTTGAAAAGCCACCGTTGTTAAACGAAGGTGACATATGAACATACAGCAGCGTATTGCAGAACGCCTAATTAAAGCCAGAACTGATGCGGGCTTGAACGCCAGCGCTGTCGCCGAGCGGATTGGCGTGGTGCGCCAGACTTACAGCAAATTTGAACAGGCTCAGGGTGTACCAAGCGTTACCCAGCTCATATCTCTTTGTAAGGTTTTAGATAAGCCTATTGGCTACTTTTACGACGAAGATGATGGAGAGTTCCGGTTTGCTATGCGAGCAGATAGCCCGGATTTACTCGATTCCAAGTTGAGAAATGAGCTGATTGAAAAGCTCAAAAACATTAATGCTATTGAAGAAGCTGCGGATGCCACTCTTCCCGAAGATTTGCCCAATTCGATTCCGATTTTCACTGCCAGAGATGAGGATTTACGCAGGGTCGAAGATAAAGCGATGGAGGAGAGATTTCGCCTTGGTATAGGTAATGCAACCTGCGTTGGCGATATAGTAGCTATCCTGGAAGCCTCGGATATACGAGTCATCCCCTTTGATCGTGAAGAGAACGAGGCCGGTAAATCGGTGTTCGGTTTTTCAGCATTTTCAAACAATTACGGAACTGCTATTTACGTAAATGTAAATGAGTCCATTTCTGTAGAGCGGCAGATATTCAGCATCTGTCATGAATATGCACACCTTATTTTTCATCGTGATGAATATGATGGCCCTGCTAAGAGCTATAAAACTAAAGGTAGAGGAACTTCACCAGAAGAGAAAGTTGCAAATCACTTCGCTGCTTGTTTCCTTGTTCCTGGAAGTGCATTGCGTAAGCAGTTTGCTATGCAGGGAGGTGGTTGGGCTTATGAGGAAACCGTACTCCGGCTAAAAAGCATTTTCAGGGTATCAGCTACTTGCATCATTGATCGTTTGTTCAAGTGCAAATTGATTACCCCGCAGAACTCTAAGTATCTATGGGCTACTGCAAATAGAAAGGGTTGGTTGAGGCATGAGCCAAATCCAATCATAGAACGTCTAAATTACAAGGGGCGGTTAACTGTACTTTCCCGAAAAGCATGGGAAGCGGGATCCGCGTCAGAAACTTTCATTTCAGAATTGCTGGAATTAAACAGGAAAGAGTTAAGCAGCCTGCTGGATGAGTGGTACGACGAGCAGGAGGCTGGAGAGGATGCCATTTGAATGCCCCCGATGTGTTGTAGACACTAATGTTTTGTCGGACTTTTATGAAAGCGGTTGTTTGGCTTTGATTTGGCAGATATTTCCGGGAGGGGTTTGGATTGACCCCTACGTCTGTGAAGAGCTCAAAGTAAAATACGAGCTTGATGTTCAGCGTGAGCTTGCCAGGCTTCAACTTCAGTATAATTTCACAAACGATTATGAGCCTGAGCACCTAGTGGAAATGGCTGAGATAAAAACGCGTAGAAGGGCGCTGAAGTATGCGGATATAAGCTGTGTGGTTAATGCCCGGATACATGAAGCTACGTGTTTGTCAGCGGATAATGCAGTTTATAAAACATGTGGTGAGCGCGGTGTTAAGGCCGCGCGACATGGCGGGATCTTACAGGAAGCCGTGAGACGCGGTATGTTGACTAAACATCAAGCGCTTGCATACTTTCAGCACTTTTTGGATCGTGGTTTAACCATGAAGCCATCTATACGCGAGCAAATTATTGTGAGCTTCACGTGATGCTAATTTTGTAAACCCAAAATGAGCCGCAATTGCGGTTCTTTTTTTTGCAAAAAAATGCACAAATTTGCACAATTTTTGAAACGATGTTTTTGCTACGCGGCGTCAGCACTGGCGGGGCCTGGGCGGTCTGCACAAAGTGCACAAAAAGAGGTCGGTTTAGCGCGCAGGCGAGGCGGGGGAGCAAGCGCGCGTAAAGGGGGTAAGGAAGGGGGTCGTATCGTTCGCCAGTCGCGTCCTGTCGCGCGCTGACTTCTGGTGCGGATCTGGAGAAAGCGAACGAGTGAATGCGCCAGAATGGCGCTGGCGGCTTCTGGTGAGGTGTAGGGATTAGAAAGTGAGTGAGCGGCCTGCGTGGCCAGGGCGGTGACACGGGGTGGCGGGTACCGCACCGCCAGAAATGACGATGCGGCCTGGTGTTACTTCGTGCTTTCGAGCAGTGCGTAAGGATTGAAGCGGATCACCTCTTCGCCCAGCCAGTCGTTAACATGCTTCATGGCTTCCATGTATGGCGTCAGCTCGTTGACGGCGAAGACGCGAGCCGCCTTCTCGATATCGCCAAATGATCCGTTGCCTTCCGGAATGGCGCCCATTAACTGAGGCGGCACCCGATGCGCGGCTAACATGTCATCGCGGGTGGAGGACTTCACCCCTACGAATTCATCCTTTGCCGATATCTGGCTGAACGGCAGGATCTGCACGGAGTCTTTGCCGCCGTTAGGGGCGTGAAGAAGGATGTTTTTGAATGCCCCGCCGCGTCGGGTATCTGTTAGCGTCTTCTTCAGCTTATCGAGGCTCTCCTGATCGGCCATTGCGCTGTTCACGTAGACGATACACCCGGCATGCGAGCCATTGTCGTAATAGAGTTTGCGGAACTTGTCGGCAGAGTGTGCCAGGTTCGCCGACAGCAACCCGGCGAAATACTCCGGCATGCCGTAGATCTCCTGGTGAATATCCGGGCTAAGAACGTGGCAGACCGAGCCAGTTGTAAACTGGTGATCCTGTAGCCCGGATTGAATAAACCAGTAGGTGTCCAGGTCGGAGCCGCGACGGGTATATTTAGCCAGGGAGTTACGGAAGCCGAGAGAGCCACCAAGCCGGTTTTTCCTCATCTCCAGATAGCCGTTCCCGAACACGAACCAATCCAGCGCAAAGGATGAGAACACCTGGCGGGAAAGCAGTTTGTGCGGGATAAAGCACCCGGCCAGCACGTTGCGTTTGAAATAAAGCGCGGACTGGTGCCAGCTAGCGTAACCGAACTGGCGGGCCAGTCCGTACCAGTCAACCGGCGTTTCGTAGTATCGCCCGTTATCGGCGCAGTACATGTTATCGAGCAGGTCATACGCGCCACTCACCGGCCAGGGGCCGTCGAATGTGAACGAGTTCAGCTCGGGTGCAGCTTTTAACGAGACGGCGAGATCGGCCTGCTCCCGGGCATACTGCCTGCCGCGCATGGATTTTCGTTTGCTCAAGGTTAATACTCCGTAACTGTCATACTGCTGCCGCCTTCCTGTCCCAGCGGCTCGTTAATGGTGGCAAGCATCGTCGCCCAGGCGAGATCGCCGTGACTGACGCCGCGCGAGCGGTCAGTGTCGTAAGTGATAACGCCGCCGGGGGTGACAATCTTGCGAACAGAGTTGAACGCGCCAACGAGATCAAGCTCTCCCCGGTCATATTCCCAGCGGCCGCCGCGAACGAGCTGCTGCATCTTCAGCACAAGCATGCGCTTGCTGGCCGGTGAGAACTGGTAACAGACTGCTGCCGGGAAGTGCTTTTTAACCAGCTGATAAACGGCTTCACCGATGCCGGTACCATCAATCCCGATGTGTTGCACGTTATAGCGACTCAGCATGCCGATAATGAGATTGGCCTGCTCTTCGAACTCCATCCCGCGTATGCGAAGCGTCTCGACGGTGCGGAACTTACCACCGGCGACCATCGGCACGGCATTGACTGAAATGGCGCCGCTGTCGCCTTTGCCGCTGGCACCGTTGGGATCGTAGCCAATCCAGACCGGGCGATCCGCCATCGGGCGGGAGGCATACGGGCGCCAGTCGGGCCAGTCGTCGTAGCCGTCTGCGCCGCATGCCAGCAACCGGTTATAGTCAAAGGCGCTTTCACCGCTTTTGATGAACTGGCACCCGTACAGGTTGTCGTATTCCTCCGGGCTGTTTTCGTCGCGGATTTCGTCAATGTCGGTCAGATCCCAGCCGTGATCGATAGCGTCCTGCAATGTGACGATCTGGCGCCAGATTTTGTCCGGGCACATCAGCCCACTGTTTAGCGTCTTCCAGGAAGTGTCGAACTCAACCCGCTTTCCGTGGCTGCGTCCTTTGTTGAATGCTTCACCTGTCCAGAAAGGGTAAGCCTCATGGCTTTCTGCTGACGGGGTGGAGAAATAGGTACGCGTCAGCCCTTTTAACGTCGCCATCGCACCGGCCACTTTCTTCAGGTTGGCAAACTGGCCGACCCAAAAAAACTCATCAAAATACAGATTGCCGGTGTACGACTGCGCCGTCGCAGCGGACGTGCCGAGGAAATGCAGCTCGGCGCCGTTAAACAGCTGGATCATGTCGCCGCCTTTCAGCTCAACATCAACCTCAGCGGCAGCAGAGCGAATAAAACTGCGGAACTGATACGCCTGGCGGCGGCTCGCCGACAGAAAGATCTGGTTACGTTGATGCTTGTACTTCACATCGTCGGAAAGGGCGCGCACCAGGGCTTCGCGCGCAAAGTACCATGTCGCGCCAACCTGACGGCTTTTCAGGATCATGCGGTTGCGCCAGTGGTGGTTGTCGTACCAGCCTTTTTGATGCCAGTGCAGAGAACCGAGAATATTCTCGCGCAGCGCAGCAATCTGCGACTCTGAAAAATAGTTTTGTTTCTTGCGGATCTTCTTCTTCGGCTGGGTAGCTGCTGTGCCGTTGTCCAGCTTTTTCAGCTGGCGCGTAAGTAGATCAATTTCTTTGAAGTCGCCGCCGGTCTTTTTGTCTTTGGTGGTGAGCTGTATCAACCGTGCATCAATGGACGTCGTCACGCGCTGGATCGGTGGCGTGGCGTCCCATTCATCACGCTTTTTCCATGAGTAAACCGTGTTCTGATTAATACCCATCAGGCGTGCAATCTCAGCTGGCGGGTACCCCTGCCAGTAAAGCTGCCGCGCCCGCTGCATGATGAATGCTTCTTCAATCGCCATTTGTCCTCCTCGCTTCCTGCCGGGGAGATTAACCCGCGCGCGCGTACCCTTTCGCTCGCTTTTGGTTGTGGCGATTCCCTCACAACAACAACGCGTTGAGAGCGCACGTCACCCCCTGCCATCATCTCCGGGAACTCAGAAACCGAGCGAGTAAACGAACATGGCAGGCACAGCAAAACCACGTAAGAAATTCCGCGTTGCCGTCTCCGGAAATACCGTTGATGGCCGTGAAATTCAACCGCAGCACCTTCGCGATGCGGCAGCGAATTACAACCCGGAGGTGTACGGCGCACGCGTCAACATTGAGCACTATCTCTCTATGTTCCCGAACAGCGATTTTGGCGCGATGGGGGATGTGGTGGCACTCAGCACCGAAGACATTACCGACGGCCCGTTAGCAGGACGAACCGCCCTTTATGCCGAGATCGAGCCATCAGATCGCATGGTGCAGATGACCGACAAAGGCCAGAAAGTCTACTCAAGCATTGAGCTGCATCCTCAGTTTGCCCTCAACGGAAAAGCCTATGTGGTGGGGCTGGCGATGACCGATACCCCGGCGAGCCTGGGTACCGATCGCCTGAAGTTTGCCGCGCAGCAACGCGCCTCGGTGATGGCCTTTAACAATCAGCAGGGCGAAGCGCCAATGTTTACCGAAGCCCTGGAGGCAGAGGTGATCGAACTGGCCGCCCAGCGCAGTGATGAAGGGGTTAAGTGGTTTAACCGGGTGATGGGCATCATCGGCAAAGGCCAGAAAACCGACGATCAGCGCTTCAGCCAGATGCACCAGGTCGTTGAGGCCGTGGCGCAATCGCAGTCAGAGCAGATTGATCGCTTTAACACTGCCGAGCAGGAGCGCCAGCAGGACAAAGTCGCCATTGAGAAACTCACCAGTGAGCTGGCCGAACTGCGGCAAAAACTGAGCACCACCGATGCCAGCTTTAGCCAGCGACCACCGGCGGGCGGCGGCGCGAATGCGCAGCTGGCTGATTACTGATATTCACAACGAGAGCAGAGAACATGGAAAACAATACCCGCCAGCTGTTTGACCAGTACATTTTGCGCCAGGCGCAGTTAAACGGCGTATCGCCTGCGGCAGTTGCTGCGAAATTTGCGGTTGATCCAACCCGTCAGCAAAAGCTGGAGCAGGCAGCGCAGGAGAGCGATTCTTTCCTGAGCAAAATTAACGTGTTTGGCGTTAATCAGCAGATTGGTCAGAAAGTGTTGATTGGTAGCAAAGGCCCGATGGCTGGCGTCAACAACAGCACCACTACTCGCCGTAATCCGGGCGCAAATCATGCGATGGAGCCATTTGATTATATGTGCCGTAAGGTCAATTACGACTACGTGATCAGCTACGAACAGCTTGATGCCTGGGCGCATATGCCGAACTTCCAGCCACTGATCAGCGCCGCGATGGCTCGTCAGATGTCGCTGGATCGCATCATGATTGGCTTTAACGGCACCAAATACAGCGACCCGTCAGATCGTGCAGCTAACCCACTGTTGCAGGATTGCGGCATTGGCTGGCTGGAGAAAATCCGCACTGAAGCCTCACACCGCGTTATTTCCGGCGTCACCATCACCTCACGCGATGAAGACAACAAAGTCATTGCGAAAGGTACCTACGGCAACCTCGGCGCCGCGGTCTATGACGCAAAAAACAGCCTTATGGATGAATGGCACAAGCGCAATCCGGATAACGTGGTGATCCTGGCGGGCGACCTGCTGACTACCGGCAATTTCCCGGCCATTAACGCCATGAGCCAGACCAACCCGAACACCGAAATGCTGGCCGGTCAGCTGATTGTTGCGCAGGAACGCGTTGGCAACATGCCGACCTTCATCGCGCCTTACTTCCCGGTAAATGGCGTACTGATCACGCCGTTTAAAAACCTGTCGGTGTACTACCAGCGCGGCGGACTGCGCCGGACGATCAAGGAAGAGCCGGAGTACAACCGCATCGCGACATACCAGTCCTCAAACGATGACTTTGTGATCGAGGACTACGGCAACGTTGCATTTATCGACGGCATCACCTTTGCCGAGGCGCCGGAAGGCGGCGCGTAACCGCACACTGGCGGGCTTCGGCCCGCCGTTCATCGGGGAAGAAACAATGCTGACACCGGCACAACGACATTTTCAACGCGTCATGGCTGAACGTCATGGCAAGGCTGAGGATTTGTCCGATACGGCGCGCACTGCGCATGAGCAGATCCTGCACCGCATGCGCATGGATATGGCCGCGCTTAAAAAAATTCAGGGCGAGCAGGCGAAAGCCGCGCTTAAGCGCCAGATGTTACCCAATTACGAGGGGTGGATTGAGGGAACGCTCGAAGGTAATAGCGGCCGCCAGGATGAAGTGATCACGCGCTTGATGATTTGGGCGATAGATGTTCGTGATTACCCACTGGCGGCCGCTATTACCTTCGAGCGTTCCCTCAATCCACCCCTCGTAATTGGGTAA